GCCCCCCCCCCCCCCGGCCCCCCCCCCCCCCCTGCATGACTTGTGGCGGCGGGTGTCAGTCGAAGCTATCACGGCGCCGCGCGAGCCGGGAGCCCTCGAGGCGGGACACGCGCTCGCTGAGGCGCCAGAGTTGCCGGATCAGCGCGAGCACGACGACGATCAGCGCGACCAGGACGGCGTGGGCGAGTTCTTCGAGCCCCACGTCACCAGACGCCCGGGTCGCCGGCCGCGGCGGTGCCGGCCGCGCCGAGACAGCCGAGCGAGCAGAACACGTGTTGTGAGCTCGGCTCGCCGTAGACCTCGGAGGCGATGAACGTCCAGCCGGCGCGGTCGGCCGGGTCGAGGTCGTTGCCGGGGCAGGCCGGGTTGTCGCATGCGATGTGGAGCTCGATCGTCTGTTCTACAGGCATCGCTTTGTCCTTTCGGTTAGCAGATCATGACGCCGTCGGAGCGGCGCCTGACGCGGCGCCAGGCGCCATCGATGAACAGTTCGAGGCCGCTCTCCTCGGCGACGCCGGCGCTGGAGACGCGGAGCCTCTCGGTCTGGAGCGTGCCGGCGGCGACCCGGTAGATGAAAGCGTCCTGGGCCGAGCCGAAAATGACCGAGCGGCCAGTGTCCGGCCCGTCGATATAGATGTTGTTGTCGACGACCACAGCTCCAGGCGTCCTGAGCGTGTTCGGCCCTGCGCGATAGAGCATCGTGTCAACTGCCGAGCCGAAACTGAGGCCAGCCTCTCCAGACGGCCCAGAGACACCCACACCTACTTGCCCCGCCGCATTCAGACGAGCGACAAGGTCGCCGCTCGCATAGATCGAGGCCGTGGTCGTGAGGGTCGGGAGCGGGCCGACAAAGTAGCCGAGCTCGGCGAGCGTGTCGACGGCCTCAGCGAGCGCGCGGATGTCGGCGGCGCCGAGCGAGACTGGGTCGTCGGGTGTGGGGTAGGGGAGGTCGTGATTCGGGGTTACGGGCATCGGTCACGCTCCGATCAGCTGGTCGAGGGTGAGCGCATCGCGCCAGGCGACCGTCTGGTCGATCGTCGTCCAGAGCTCGCCGGCCGGAACGGTGTTCCAGGGGACGAGGAGGCCGGAGGCGAGCGGGTCGGAAAGCGCGAGCCGCATCGTCCAGTCGGCGCCGACGATCGTGTCCTCCCATCCCTCGAGGATCGGCGTCCAGGGATCGAACGGCGCGGCCGCCGGCAGGCCAGCGAGCTCGACGGCCTGGCCGATCGCGAGCGGCAGGCCGCGCAGGACGGGCGCCTCGGGAACGTCCCAGTGAGAGAACGCGCCGCGGGCGAGCGCCTCGTTCGCGCGGCGGGTCGCGTCGCTCGAGCCGGTGAAGGTCGTGTCGATCGTGCGCGGCCGCTCGCCGTAGTGGCCGATCGAGAGCTCGTCGCGAACGGTGACGCGCTCGGACTGGTCGCCGGTGTAGCGGACGGTAACGATGTTCGCCGGCGGGAGCGCCTGCTCCCAGACGGGCGCGTAGACAACATCGGCCGGGTCGAGCACGACGGCGCCGTCGAGCGAGCGGGAGCCGATCGCCTGGACGAGGATCGTCCCGTCCATGCGGTCGGTGACCGCGGCGCCGACCATCGGCGCCAGGAACGCGAGGTAGTCGCCGAGCGTCGTCGCGCCGGCCGTCCCGGGATCGCGCGCGGCGAGCTCGGGATCGAACAGCGGGTCTGGGTGGAGCTCGAGCAGCGCGGAGAGGCCGGCCTCGGCGAACAGGCGCGCGACGCGGGCCGACCAGGGTTCGGGCGGCCAGGGGACGGCGCCGACGGCGTAGCGGCGGAGCGTCGCGATCGGGCCGACGGCGATCGCGGTCAGGACGTCGACGTCGAGCGCGGCGTCGGTGACGCGGCCGGTGAAGCGCGGCGCGGCCGGGCCGGCGCCGTCGCGGACGGTGACCTCGAGCGGCGCGCCGACCCGGAAGCCGCGCACGAACGCCGGCGAGACCTCCCGGAGGGTCAGCTGACAGGTCGTCGCGGTCGGCTGGTCGAGGATCGAACGGCGACCATGATGGATCGTCACGTCGGCGAGGACGTCGGCGAGCGGGAGCTCGACGCCGTCGAGGACGATCGCGTCCGGCCAGAGGCTCATGAGACCGCGAACCCCTGGCGGCGGTCGTGGCCGGCGAGGACGCGGCGGATCGCGCGCGCGGTGCCCTCGGGGTCGACGGCGCCGTAGACGTTGATCGTCAGGCCGCCGGCCGCCGAGGTAGTGGGCCCACTCCGGCCGGAGCGCGGGCCGGCGACCGGCGCCGGCATCCACGGCGTCGGGATCGAGCCGAGCCCGGGGATCGAGGGGAGGCTCGGAATCTTGGGAATCCTCGCGATCCAGCCGATCAGATCGCGGACGGCGCCGAGCGCGCTCGAGACCTTCGAGAGTAGGTCGTCGATCCAGCCGATCGCGGTCGCGATCGCGGAGCCGATCGCCGAGCCGAGGCTCGAGAAGCCGCCGGCGATCGCTTTGAGTGAGGACTGGATCGCGCCGGCCGCGGTGCGCGCCGCGGCCGTGAGCTCGTCCCAGTAGCGGACGATGACGCCGATCGCGAGCCCGATCGGGCCGAACGCAAACAGCGCGACCTTCCAATGGTCGACGATCCAGTTGAACGCGGCCGCGGCGGCTTTGTGGAGGTCGCCGAACACGTCGACGAGCTTGTCGACCGCGACGCGGACGGCGCCGAGCGCGGTCTGGACGATGTCGCGGAAGGTCTCCGATTTGTTGTAGGCGATGACGATGCCGGCGGCGAGCGCGGCTATCGCGAGCGTGACAATCCCGATCGGGTTGGCGGTGAGCGCGGCGTTCAGGAGCCACTGGACAGCCGTCCAGGCGACCGTCGCGGCCTTGACGAGAATCTGGACGGCCTCGTAGGCCTTGAGCGCGACGTTCGCGGCGAGGATGCCGGCGGCCAGGCCGGCGACGACGCCAACAAGAATCTTGATCACGGCGACGTTTTCCTCGGCGAACTTCGCCATCGTGAGCATCACCGGGATCACGGCCTCGATCGCGGGCAGGAGCGCGTAGCCGATCGACTCCTGGAGCTCGCCAGTCGCGACCGAAAAGCGGGCCATCTTGCCGGCCGCGGTCTCGGCGGCCTGCGCGGAGGCGCCGCCGGTCGTTTTCGCGAGCTCGGCGAGAATGACCTCGAAGTCCTTCGACTTGCGGGCGCCCTCGGAGAGTCCCGGGACGAGCTTCGCCATCGCCGCGGTCTGACCCTGGTAACCCTTCGCGAGCGCGACCGAGACCGTGTCGACGTCCTTGCCGGTCGCGGCGGCGATGTCAAGCGCGACGTTCGCGAGCTCCTGCGCCTTCGTGACGCTATGGGTCGCGGTCGCGAGTTTCTCGATCGCCGGCCGCAGCTGGTCGTCGGTGACGCCGGTCGCAAGCGCAGTCTTGGATATCCAGTCCTCCATGCCGGCGATCGCGCCGGCGCCGGCGCCGGTGACGCGGGTCAGGACGCCGGCCAGATGGTCGACACTCTTGGCGTCCTCCATCGCCGCCTTGGCGGCGCCGAGGCCGGCGTAGCCGATCGCGGCGAGCGCGGCCGCGGCCGGGACGGCCGCCTTGCGGAGGCCGGCGGACATTTTCTCGCCGGTCGTCATAGACTCGCCGAGCGCCTTATTCACATTGCCGAGCCCGCGGATCGCGGCGGCGGTGTCGGCGCCGACCGTAATCAGGATGTTTCCCGGGCCGCCTGCCATCACGCGAGCCGGTAGCGGCGCATCGTGTCGTAGACGGCGCGGCGGTAGATGGTCAGCGCGTCGGTCGAGGCGAAGCGGCGAGAGGTCGGCGTGATCCAGTAGCCGCCGGCGGAGGACGGGACGCCGAAGTGATTGACGTCGCCGGCCGGGCCATGCTCGGAGCCCCAGACGAGCGCGGCGGCCGGAGCTCCGCGGCGGCCGACCCGTTTCGGGCCGCCGATACGGACGGTCGGGAGCCGGTCTGACTTGACGGTGATCGAGCCGGCGACGCGGGCCGCGACCGGGACGCCGGAGCGGGCCGCGGCGCCGCGCAGCTGGTCGGCGAAGGCGAGCGCGGCCTCACGGCCGGCGGCGCGGAGCTCGGCGTTCGCCTCGCGGCGGAGGTCGGCCTCGAGCCCCTGGAAGGCGCGCAGGGTCTCGACGAGCCCGTCGACCTCGACGGTCGGCGTCACCGGCGCGACCCGCGGGTCAGGAGCTCGACGACCGTCGCGAGCATCGGCGGCGGGAGCTCGAGCAGCGTCGCCGGCGAGCAGCGCAGGGTGACGGCGAGCGAGGCGATCAGGCGGCCGACAGAGCCGGCGGGGTAGGAGGGACGGGAACGGCCTCGAGCTCGACGCCGTAGACGTCGCGGCGCCAGGTCTCGAACCCTTCGGTGTGGCCGAGCGCCTCGAAGGCGACGACCATCGCCATCAAGTAGCCGGGCATCCGGTCGCCGCGGAGCTCGTAGCCGTTTCGGAGCGCGTAGAGCTCCCAGGCCGCGTAGAGCGCCGGGCCGCCCTCGAACGGCTCGGCCGGCCGGCCGTTCTTGTAGGTCACCGTGCCCTTGAAGCCGACGAGGCTGGAGGCCGCCGGCGACGGCGCCTCGGCGCCGGCGGTCACTTCTTCGCCCCGGCGGCCGCGCCGACGACGCCCGGCGTGCGGGTCGGCTTACCCTCGACGGCGAACGAGAAGTCGGCGGTGATCTGGACGCCGGCGTCGCCGCCGATCGGGATAGACCAGACGCGGCACATCCCCGACCAGATCGTCCCGTCGACGGTGACCGGGCAGAGCTCGAACGGGACGACGCTCCCGGCGTTGTCAAAACAGTAATTGACAAACCCGGTGTCGAGGCCGAAATCCTGAATGGCGGAGCCCTCGAGCGCCCAGGACTCTCGTTCCTCGGGGAGCGGCTCGGGGACGGCGAGCGTCGGTGTCCCGTCGGTCGAGTCGACGGTCGGGGTGAGGACGACGTTCGCGATCTGGGCGCCGTAATCGGTCGTGCCGAGTTTGAGCGTCCCGACGCCGAGACGCGAATCGGTGTAAGCGCTTGCGGACACAGTTAGACCTCCGTTTCGGTGACGGTGACGGTGACGTCGAGCTCGACGGCCGGGAGCGGCTCGGCGTTCGGGGAGCCGCGCCAGGACGAGGGTCGGTAGCTCGCCGTCCTGGTCGCGGTCGCGACGTCGTCGGCGAGCGCGTAGAGCCGGTCGACGACGATCGGGATGTTGACCGCATCGCCCGACACGACGAGCACCGGGACGACGAACGAGCGCGCGGCGAGCGTGCGGGCGACGAGCCGCGGCAGGCCGACGATGACGCCGATCGGCTGAGGGTAGAACGCGCCGGCGTCGAGCGAGGCGGCGATCCCGGCGTCCTCGAGCAGCGTCGCGATCGCGACGCGGGCGCGCGAGGCCGGCGTCGTCGCGAGCGCGAGGGAGGCGAGGTCGTCTGTCACGCGACCACCGGGCGGCGCCAGCCGATCAGACGCATGACCTCGGCGCGCCGGGCGCCGAGCGCATCGTAGATTTGGGTTTCGTCGCCGTAGCCGACGAACCCGGACGGCGAGCTCCGCGTCTGATAGAGCAGCGCCGCCCAGACCATTGTGCCGAGCCGGACGTCGCCGGGCGCGGTCGCGTCCGGCTCGGTCAGGCCGAGGTCAGACCGGCGCCGCGCGGCGGCCCCCGGTGGCGGGGCCCGGGAGGCGACGAGGTTGTCGTCGGGCGCACCCGGGAGGTCGAGGTAGGCCGCGACTTCCTCGGGTGTGATCCAGTCGGTCACGCGAGGTCGATCCCGAACAGGACGGCCGCCCAGATGCCGAGCGCGATCGCGAGCCCGATCGCGGTGTCGACGCTCATTTGGCCCTCGGCGCGGCGGCCAGGAGCTCGACGGGCGCGCCGGCGGTGAGCTCCATCACTTCGAGCGGAACGTCGGCGTCGAACAGCCCTTCGCCGACGACGCCGAGCTCGACGTTCAGCGCGCCGATCGCGTTCGCCGTCAGCTGGACGGGCTCGGTGATGCGGACGTCGAGCGCGCGGCGGGTCGCGAGGTACTTTGTCCCGGCCGCGAGCGCCGCCGATGCGACGGCCGGAATCCCGGCGAACGACGAGCGCAGCCCGTCGCCGGTCGCGACGCCGCCGGCGGCGTTCGGAGCGGCGAGCGCGCCGGCGTCGGCGAGCAGCCCCCAGACGTCGGGCGCGACGAGGATAACCTCGGGAGCTCGGCCGCAGCGGGTGTAGAAGGCGCCAATGGCGGCGCCGAGCTTGACCGCGGCGTTCGGCGTGCCGGCCGTCGTGTCGAGCAGGGTCGCAATCTTTATTTCGACGTCGATGTAGAAGTTCTCGACGGCGCCGGCGTAGATCGTGTCGATCGCGTCCGGGCTCGAGCGCTTGACGACGGTGTAGGGAAGCGCGGTGCCCCAGTCCCAGCGCTCGATCGTCGCGGCGGTGAGGCCGATGACGGCCGCGCTGGTCGTGATGTCGGCGTCGACGCTCGCCGCCCAGGCGCCGTTCGGGAACGTCGTCCACGCCGGTTTCTGGATTGTGAGGCCGACCGACGGGATCGGCTTACCGCGGAACACGTCGTAGAGCGTCCGGTCGACCGGCGACGGGCCGATGACGGTTGTCTCGTAGGTCGGCGGGAGCAGGCCGGGAATGTCGGTCGAGACAGTCTCGGTCAGCGCGGCCAGGAGCTCGATCGCGGCGCGGTCGCCCTGGCGGGCCTGGAGCATCGCCTGGATGTACTCGGTCGCGGTGAGCTCGCGCGGAGCTCGAGCTCGCGCGGTGAGCAGGACGGGCGGGTCGGCCGCCGCGGTGACGGTGTCGGTGTCCATTGGGATTTCCTCCTGGTCAGGGTTGGGCGCCGGCGGCGGGTCGTCGTCGGGCGGCGGGTCGTCGGGCGGGTCGTCGGGCGGTGTGTCCGCGGCGGTGACGCGCTCGACGCTCGCGGACGGGAACGCGCCGAGCGTCAGGAGCGAGACCTCGCGGACAGAGGCCGCGCGGACATGGACGACGCCGGCGGCGTCGGGCTCAGAGGCCTCGACGAGCTCGGCGCCGATCGAGAACGAGCCGCGCGAGCCGGAGGCGGCCTGCGTCAGCGCCTCGTCGCCGGCGACGGTGCGGTCGACGCGGAAGCGGGCGAACGCGCGCCCGGGCTCGTCGACGAGCTCGGCGAGGACGCCGATCGGGCGGCCGCGGTCGTGGTCGATCAGGAGCGGCGTACGGGCGCGCGCCTGGACGATCGAGCCGGGCTCGAACGAGTAGGCGACGCCGGCGATGCGGGCCGGCTCGCGGTAGGGAACGATCGTGCCCTCGATCGTCCGCCGCTCGGCGTCGGCGGCCTGGACGTCCATCGTGAATTCGAGCTCGGGAGGCATCGGTTACAACCTTTCGGAGAGGTCAGGGGGAGCGGCGTCTGGGTAGGCGGGCAGGCCGAGGAATGAGCGGGCCTCGTCGCGGGTCGTGAGCTCGGACGTCCAGAGCGCGATCGCGTAGTCCGCGGCCGCCTGCGGGTCGGAGCGGAGGAAGGCCTGGACGTCGAACGCGACCGACTGGCCGCGCGGGTAGGCGAGCTCGGAGAGGGTGGTCTCGACGGTGACGAGGTAGGGCGCGACCGCGCTCGAGACCAGGATCGCGAGTTGTTGCGAGAGGTTCGAGTAGAGCAGCGCCGAGGCGGTGCCGGACGGGCTCGCGCCGACCATCGCAACCGGGACGTTGAACAGCCTGGCACAGTCGGTCGCGACGTTCGCGCGGGCCTCGATCAGCTGGAGGTCGGCCGGCGAGAGGTTCTCGCGCGAGTAGGTGACGCCCTGCGTGAAGGCGATCCCGTGCGTCTGCCGCATCGTCTGGAAACGCTCGACGAGCTCGGTCGCCTCGTCGTCGGAGAGCTCGGTTCCCTGGTTGTCGAGGACGCCGGCGGGGAGCTCGACGGCCGCGAGCCGGCGGGCGGCCTGCTCGAGCTCGAGCGCGGAGGCGAGCGTTCGGCCGCCGGTCGAGAGGACGCCCGGGAGCGGCGAGTCGAAGCGGAGCACGTCGGCGACCGCGACGAGCTCGCGCTCGCCGGCGACGCGGTAGCCGCGGAGCGTCGAGTACGACCCGCCGCTCGAGGCGACGTCCGGTGTGACGTCGGCGACCGGCGTCCAGCGCGCCCGGGTCGGATAGCCCTCGGCGTCGCGATCGAGGACGCGCCAGTAGGCGCG